CAGAGGATACTCGCATACCAGTCCCAGGAATTGTGACGCTCATCACATATGTGTTTGCCCCAGGAACGAGGTTGTCGTCGACGCTAATCAGGGGACTACCGGTATTCGGGTCAATTGTCATGATTAGGTAGCCTCCGCTCTGGAGTCTTCCAACATCACGATATGAGTCTATTACCATGGCAACGTTCTCAACTGTGTTTCCGTCGATGAATAGATCCCCGGCAAATGACTGCGACAGGTAGTCTGCTTCCTCCTGCGTCAGCTGAGATAGCTCAGTCTTTCCACCGAAGTCCTTCGGGTTTGGAACCTTACCCTCGAGGAGGGCAATTGCAGCACGGCTGGATACATCGCCAGTAGATGTTGAGGATAGGGTTCTAGCGTGGGCCTTATAGGCCTCTACGTTGACAAGGGGGCTCCCTATTCCCCTGGCGCTGGCAAGCTTGGCACGCAGGCCGCTGTCGGACGCCTTTTCGGTGTCGGTGAGAAGGTCTGCCCCCTTAAGGACAGTATTGTCAAAATCGTTCAGAACCCCCTCTAGGTATGTCCTGGTCTCAAGGTCAACCCAGTCTGCGTTGGCGTAGGTCTTGATTTCGTCTCTAGTGTCAAGAACATAATCGTAGAATCCCTGGCCAGTAAGCTTTATACCGGCAAGCTCTACCCCAGCTGATGCACCAGCCTGTAGAATCGATGTCCTAACGCTAACTGGTAGCTTTAGGAACGCATTGACTGCGTCGAGTCCGTTACGCTCTTGAAGTTGCATCTTTGTGGCGGAATCTAGCCTGCCAGCATTGAACGCAGCGTCTATTGCAGAGCTTAGTGAGTCGGCAACCCTTGCCATTCTCTTAGAGATTACCCGACCAGCTTTCTCCTGGGCGGCCTTTCGTGCTTCTGCCGCAGCCTGCTTCGATGTGTCTCGGATGTACTTTTGGATATCTCGATACGCGCCCTGATCTTTCGTCAGGCCCATATCCTCAGCCTTCTTAAGCTGTCGTCGGTAGAATGCAAGCAGTGACCCTGCGCTGGCGCCCTTTGCGATCATGTCGTCCTGTACATCGTTGAATTCAACAATGAATTGCTCGACAGTGTACTTCATTCTTGTAGCATCGTCAGGGGCTAGGCTCTTGGCCTCGCGCAGGAATCGAAGATACTCGTTCAGGTTTATTTGCTTGCCGAAAGCGTACGTTCCATTCTTGTATGCATCAGCGTATGCAGAAAGCTCTTTATTAATTGCGTCTGTTCTGAATTCGATGAGCTCAGCCTGAAGTCGATCACGCTCGGTGGTCCCGGCGGGGAACGCAGCGATGGCCTGGGCGTACCAGGCCTCTACCGCGGCCCTGTCAACAGGCTGCCCGCCGTAGTCGGCATCGTAGGAGCGGGACGCCATGTTGGCATCAAACGCTGCCATCAGCGCAGACTTGCGTGCGGCATTCTGTTCCTTGACGAGGTTGTAGATTAGGAGCGTTAGGTCCTGGTTGCCCGATGTGGCCCTGCGGAACCGAGCTCGTCTCCTATTGCCAATCCGGATAGCCATTACTCTTCACTCCCATTCTCGCCAAGTACTGACTCCTGCGGAAGCTCAGCTCCAGCCTGTGCGTTGGCTGGCAGAGACTCCGCCGGAGCGTTCGCGGCGTTCTCAAACTCGGACATGCCCTCTGGGGCCGTTGTTGGTGGGTTTAGCGTCCTGAACGCGTTCAGTGACTGCTCCTGAGCCTGTAGCTGGACCTGTGCGGCCTGCTGCTGCTCCTGTAGCTGCTGCATCTGGACGCCCTGAGCCTGTAGCTGCTGGAACGTCTGAAGCAGGTTTGCCATCGTCAAGACAGCGGCAGGGTTGACGGTTGCGTCAGTCTGCTCGTCGCGGATGACCTCAAGCTCGCCTTCTGGGTCCTCGACGCCGACGCGATCCATCGCACGCTCAGCAGACCAGATTCGGTTCTGCACGAGGTTGATGGCCGTCTGTGCAAGCTCGAGCGTGTCTCGCGGCGTGAGCTCAGGCGGGATGATGTCAATGCGTGTTTGGTTATCCAGGATGGATGCGACGGATGCGTCCTTGGCCTGCCACACAGCTGCAGCGAGGGTCCAGACGTCTTTGATCCACTGGTAGAATAGCTTGCGCTTTGGAGCCATTCGAGATTCGTAGTTTGCGATGAGCGATGCAATCGCCTTCGATGAGCCAAGAACGCTCGTCGGAGCAAGTCCGAGGAGCAGGTCGTTGAGTCCTGTGACGACTGCGATTTCGCGGTCGATGCGCTTGTTGTAGTCCTCAATCTGGAACTGAGGGATGTACGGCTGCAGGGCCCGGATCTCGTTTCCTGGGCCAGGCGCGGCAACCTTGTTTGGCTTTGGAAGTGCGCTGGGCGGAACCTCGTCAGGTGCCTCAGGGCCTACGAGCTGCCACATCTGGCCACCGACCACAGACTGAATCATCTGGGCCTGGTTGGTGATGCGCTCGTCCTTCTCGCGAAGCAGCTGCTCGACGTCATAGAGCTCCGGCTTGCCGTATGGGCTTCCAGGAACCTTGCCGTTCTGCACCATGATGTATGGGATCTTGCCAGAATACTCCGGGTGGCGAGTGTGCTTCACGAGAGTATTGCCAACGAAGATTGCGTTCCAGACAACCGGAGGCTTTCCAGCTGCAGTTGGAACCTTGTACCAGTAGTCGTATACCTCAACCTGCATGCGCTCGTACACCGTCTCACGGCGGAGAGGGTTACGCTCGAACTGGTTGTTGTATACGTTGGCAAGCGGATCATCGTGTGTTCCTGGCGTTGAGTAGCCGTACCACTTCTCGCCCATCTTCACAGGGATGACGTCGATGCCGTAGTCTTCCTTGACAGCCTGTGGCGACAGGCCATAGCAGTAGAGCGCCCAGTCTAGGCGCGAGTAATCTGAGTTACCGAACCCCATGTAGAGGTTCTCTGGCTGCTCGATGATGCTGACCATCGGCATCTTCTGGTATCCGTCCCAGTAGACCTTGGCTGCGGTGTATCCGTAGAGACTCTTGGTGAGCGCTGCAATCTCGAGCTTGAGCTCCATCTCTTGCTTGTTCCACCAGGAGAAGAACAGGCGCTCGCGGTTGGCGGCCTCTGCTCGTGACTCCTCGTCGTTCCCTGTAGGGATGTAGTGGATGACAGGATTGACGGCCTGCAGCGATGCAGGGATGTTTACATAGGCAGGGTGGACGTTGACGGAGACGTGCGCTCGGCCTGCGAGACGTGCGCTCGGGTCCTCAGCCCAGTGGTCCGCTCCGCCAAGCGTGATAGTGTCAGGATGGTACATCCTGTCGAATCGGCGGAATACAGAGCGCAGTCGGTTCTGCTCTGGCTCCAGCTGCTGCTTGCGCATGAGGATTTCGCTGTAAAGCTTGAAATCCTCCTGCTCCTCCGGAACAAGGGACTGCGTCTCGAAGAACGCACGGAACATCCTGATAGCCGCCGCCTGGTCATCGGTGAGCTTCTCAAGCTGTAGTGGCGTGTAGTTCTTGCTGAGCTTCTTGACCTTGCCGCCATACGAAATGTTGACGACAGATGGAGATGTCTCGATGACGCCGGTAGCGAGCGGGCCATCGTTTCGCGGCCCCTTCGGAGCCTGGCGTCGAATCTCCTTTGCAATCTGCGCTGCAGTCTGCGTCTTGATATTCTTGCCAGCTCGAGGCATCCCCTCGACAATGACTTCACCCTTTTGACGACGTCGCGCTTTATCTAGCGCATCGCCAATGGCTTTGATCTGTTCGGGCGTAGCGACATCTGGGTCAGTAGTGTACTGACCAGGTACGCCCTTTCCGTCTATGAATGAGCGAGGTACGCCCCTAACCTTTGCCATTACTCAGAAGCTCCAAAATAGGAGAAGGATGCGTTAGCCACAGCCTTCTCGGGATTCCTAATTGCGTATCTAACTGCGATTGCGAGCGCCATGACGGCATCCTGCTCGATGCGCCGGTCGTCCAGCTTATATGCAAGCATCTGCCTTCTTAGCTCCTCCCATATCCCGCCTCGCGGGAACTTTAGTTGGCCCCTATCGATAATCGTCTTGAGGTCATTCAAGAGCTCAAGCTTCTTTGACTTGGTCCCGCCAAAGTCGAAGTCCCGGAGTGGCTTGATAATCGAGAACTCCTCCTTGAAGAGCTTCCCGCCCATTCCGGTCGAATCGACGATGGTCGTGCATTGTGCGCCAGAGTTGTAGAGCAGATGGCCCTCGCGGACCATGTTCACAACGGCGGTAATCGTCTGCTTTCCACCGCGCTTCCTGGCTCGAACGCCCCGCATCGACTTGCGGCTTGTGATGTCGAGTGTGATCGCCCATGTTGCGTCAGATGAGATCCCTGGGTCACAGCCCTGGACATAACGGTGAGACGACTTTGGCGCTTCCTCGAATTCAATTGCGCTGTCGAAGCACCCCTCTACGCTCTGCGACGAGAAGAATGCCTTCCGGGACTCGATGAAATATCCGTCCACGTTTTGCGGTATCAGGTACTCTGCCTGCTGCCGAACGACTGCGTCGAAGTCTTGCTGCCTCAGTCCGAAACCGATGTTGTCCCTGGTTGACATCCGGAAGCTGATGAACTGATCGTCCCTGCTGGGGTTCTCTGGGTTGCCCATCTCCCACAGGTCGGAGTAGTCGTTGTAGCCTTCCGTCGGAGTTCCGATGAAATGAAGCGGACCCCCTGTGGAGAGGCGTCGAAGGTTGAGGACCTCCTGGTAGATTGTCACCAGGTGGGGCTCGAAAGCCGCCTCGTCGAATGAGATTCCGTTCATGTCCTTGCC